GGTCACCAGGAACGATCGGGACAGGTTCCCACGCCATCAGAGGGCTCCAGACCGGCTGTACACGCCGTCGCCGTCCTTGGCGACATACAGGATCCCGTCGTCGGAGATCCACACCCCAGTCGGGTTGGTGACCCCGTCGGACACGTCGATGGTGTCGACCACGGACCCGTCGGACGGGTCACGGACCTCGATGGCGCTGCCAGCAGAGTCGACGAGATACAACGACCCGTCGTGATAGGCGACATCGGACCGGCTGGCGGCCAACGCGACGGTCTGCAGCAACGTCCCGGCCGTGGAGTAGCGGCGCAGTTCCGGTGAACCTGTCGCGTCACCTTCGATGAACCACAGGTCGGTGCCGTCCCACGCCAACCCGACCGCGTTGCCACCTGACGCCGTAAACGCAGACACCTCCGTACCGGCCGTGTCAACCTTCTTGACCTGATCCGTGAACGACCCGCCGCTGTCATCGTCGCCGGTGATCCACAGATGGGTGCCGTCCCAGGTGATCCCCCGGACCCGATCGAACCCTACGAGGGGCGCTTCAAACGTCGACACGACAGCCCAATCCGTGTCGTATCGGGTGACGGTCAGACCAGAGTTACCTTCCGAACCCCACCAGTAGGTCCCATCGAACGTCAGCCCCCACACGTCCCCGGTGAACACCTTCGACCAGCGTTGCAGCGGCCCGACCGGTTCCACCAGCAGCACCGTGACCGACACGTCAGCAGTGTGCTCTGCACCGTCGGACGGAGATATCTGCAGGTCGAAGATCGCCCCGGCGTTGTGAGCGAACCCGCCGACGTCGTCGAACTGCACCCCCAGGTTCCTGGTCCACGACATCCCCGCCGTGGTGACCTCGTCCAGGGTGCCCTCAACCGTTCCGCCACCCCAATACCCGTCGGTGTATTCGATGTCGACAGCCACCATGTAGGTCGCCGTGTACGGCAGGACCACGTCGTTGCCGGCTGTGGTGACCTTCCCGAACCCGACCTGATCCACAATCGTGTCCATCTGGGACAAGACCGGGCCGCCGCCTGCGGGGATCGTCACCGGCCCCGACAGGGCCAGCAGCTGGCCGTAGAACGCCTGGCCGTTACCGCCACCTGACCCCTGGCCGGGAAGTCCTGACCCGAACCCGGCAGGACGACCACGCAGGCGTCCGGCCCAGGTTCCGCCTGGCTGTTGGCCGAGCATGGACCCCAGCTGGCGTAGCGGGGTGTCTGGCCGGTCGCCGATCACTGTTTCACCCCCGACACGTTCCAGACGTAGTGTTCGCCGTCACGTTCCAGAGTCATGCGGGTGACCAGCCAGTCCGAACTGACGCCGTCCATGTCGTCGCCGTCGACCAGATACCCGAGCCCGAAGTCGGTGACCGGGACCTTGGCTGCGGAGCCGGGTTCGATGGCGAACGTGGCCGTCTCACGTCCTGCGGCCCAGTCGTCGAGCGCCTGGTCGGTCTGCTGCTTGTGTTCCCCTTCCAGCCAGCCCGACAGAGACAGGAACCGTTCGTACCTCGTTGACGCGCCGGAGGTCTCCTCGACCCAGCCGTTCTCCGTCCACGCCCAAATGACGGTGGCCTGCTCACCCGGCCGTGACCCCGACACACGGTTGAGTGTGACGGTCGCAGTCACGTCGGGCCCGGTGCCCTGTCTCGCCTGCAACGTCAGGTCGGGGTCCATCCACACCTGCACACCGGCAGCAGCCAGGTCCTGCACGAGGTTGAGCCCGGACGACCCGACCCTGACCGGCAGGTTGATTGCCGTCCAGGCGTCACCGTCCGAATCGTCGGCGTCATCGAACCCCAACGTCACGTCATCCAGCAGCGTCGTCCCGCGCCCTTGTGCCGCTTCGAGCCAGAGCCGCAGGATCTCGCCGGGTGTCTGACCGGGAGGCGAAGCGGGATCCGACGCGTGGACCCACGACGTGGACGTGCGGAATATCACGGTGCCGGTCGGCTGATCGTTGCCGTCCAGTTCGATCCCGGAACCAGTCAGCCACGTCGCGTTGGTCACGTTGGAGGTGCCACGGTCCTCGTTACGGACCTTGCCCGCCACCCGGTAGGTGCCGGCAGGCAACGTGTAGATCGTCTCGGAATAGTTGAGCCCCTGGTTGGGGCCGGTCACGGACGAGATCAGGGCGCCTTGGAGCATGACCTGGTGGCCGTCGTCGGACCCGAAGTAGAACCCCATCCGGGTCTGTGCAGCCAGAGTGAAGTCGGCAAAGTAGTAGTCGTCCCGCGGCCCCTGACCGAGCGCCGCCACCGACGTGATCAGGTGCGCCAGAGGGTCCGGGAACCCTGCAGGCCTCGGGGTCGGCAACGGGACAGACTGGACCGTCCCCCACGACAACGCTGCGGAGTATCCGGTGGCGTCGAAGTCGGGATGTGCCCACCCGTACCAGACCTCCTGCACGTCGTTCATGCCGGCAGGCCACTTCTGCAGACCGTCACCCAACAGGTGCAGCACACCAGGCAACGAGTAGGTACGCATCCCCCCCGAGTCGTCCGCCTGGTCGTCTTCCTGCCTCACCAGCCCAGCCGCAACCTCCGTACCGTCCAGTTCGACACGGACGACACGGTCAGTCACCAGCAGCGACGACAGGGAAGCAGGGACCGTCACCGTCGCGGTTCCTGGGGCGGACAGTTCGTGGTTGACCTGTTCCAACGCCGCCTGCACGGTGCCTTGCAGCACACCGGCGGTCGTGTAGACCTTCAGTTCGACGGTCACAGCAGCGCACCGTCGGGCAGCAGCAGCACCACTGCGAACTCGACGATGTGTGGGGTGACCGGTTTCGGGCCCCGGATGTCTTGCACCTGAGCGTCAGCCGAATGTGGTCCGCCGCCGGGGCGGGTCAACGTCAACGTCTGCGTACCTGCCACTTCACACGCAGCCTGTAGTGCGGCGATGTGGCTGTACAGCGTCGACCGGCGAGACGACTCCGTAACCGTCGCATTGTCCTGGGTCCACGCACCGTCCAGCCGCCATTCCGTGACGGCAGTGAGCGCATCCTCGACGGTGGTGCGTGCGATGACGCCGGTGAATCCGGGACGTACGAACGGGTTGGACCGGCGTGGCGCCGGTGACATCAGGTCGGACCAGTCGAAACAGCGGACCCCACGCGACCCGCCCAGCAGACTTCCGAGAGTCACATATTCGGCGTAGTAGGCGGTGGGCATCAGTAGCCCCGGGCGATCAGTGCCAGTTCGCGGTTCCGGGTGCGGTGCGCTTCGTCCATCGACGCGACGATGATCGGCATCGCCCCTTCAGCGACGGTGGTCTGACTCCCGATCGTCGTACCGGGAGCCGTCGCCGTCGCCGACGCTTCACGGCGAGACATGACCCATTCCCCCGTCTGCGCGATCAGGGGGACCTCGTCCGGGGCCAGGCCCATCGTGGACGACCAGGACGGACGCATCGACGGAGTTACCAACCCGCCTGAGTGCATCTTCTCGGGTTCGGGGCCATAACGCGGCGGGGTCGGTGGCCGGAAGAACTTTCCCTCCGCGGCACGGTCCTCCTGGTAGGACACTTCAACATGGGACGGGTCAAACAGGTTCGCCCGAATGTTGATCCAGTAATCCCGCCCCGTGAGCTTGTCCAACTCGACCTGCAACCCGTCGACCTGGCGGGCGAACTCGTCAGCGGCGGCAGCAGACAGCCACCCGTCCGTGACCCACTGCTGCATCTTCCGTGCGGCCTCCTCCGTAGACGTCGTGCCATCCTCGATCGACGCCCGCAGGAAATACAGGGCCCCGTCGAGTCCCATCGCAGCCTGGATCTGGTCGTTGTACGCCTCGGTCAGCGCCCGGGATCGTTCCTCGGCCGTGTCGTAATCGGCCGCCAACGCCTCAGCGACCGCAACATCGGCGTCACGGACCTTCTGCAACGCGTCGATGACAGCGAACTGCGGATCGAAATGGGCGCGGGTGGCCGCGTTGAAGTCCTCGATTGCCTGCACAGCCGTCTGAATGTCCTCGGCTGCTTCGTCGAACTCGCCACCCATCCCACCGACCGCGCCACCAAGCCCTTCCGCGGCAGCCTTGGCCCTACCTGCCTCGACGACCGACCATGCTGTAGCCGGCGTGAGCCCGGATTCGATGGCGTGGGCCAGGTCGATGTAGCGGCCCTCAGCTTCAGCCAGCGCAATCGACTTCCTGCGGGTCGCCTCGGTCGCCAGATCCGTGTCACGCTTGACGTTGTCGATCGACTTGCGGAGCTTGTTCTGCGCGATCTGGTCCTCGTCAGACCGGACACCGTGCTCCTTGAGCGCACGGTTCAGTTCGTTGATCGCGGCCGTGTCGCCTTGGGCCGCCCGGGTGACCGTGTCGTAGGACACACCCAACTTCCGGGCCGCCTCATACGCCCCCGACGTTTCCAGTTCGTTGACCACCTGGGCCTGAGTGTTCTCTGTCAGAGCACCGGTGTTCTCGTCCAACGTTTCGGTCAGGCGACGGACCCGAGCCGCAGATTCGGCTTTCTCCTGAGCGAACCCGACAGCGACCGCGGTCGCCGCGATCATCGCGATACCCCACGGTCCTGTCAGAAACGCGGCGGTGCGGCCGAGCCCCGACCTGAGCGTGATCCCTTCGGCAGACAGGGCCTTCAACGCCTTGCGGGTATCTGCGATCCGTGGCAGCAGCAGCAACGTCGCGCCACCCAACAGCCCCGCGCCTCCGGCCAGTCCGGTGAACCCGACTGCAGCAGCCTGCAACGGTTCGGGAAGGTCGGTCAACGCCCGGACTATCCCGGTTGTGGCGTCGACGACCGTTTCGGCGGCACCGTCCAGCCCGGACTCGAACAGGCTGATCTTCAGCCCCTCGGTCGCAGACTTGAGTTCCACGATCGCGCCGTGGAGCCCCTGCATCTGTGCCTCAGCGACACGTTCCGCAGTGCCGCCCGAGTTCTCCAGGTCGACGACAAGATCCTTCAACGCGACGGAGCCTTGCGACACCAGTGCAGCCATCGCAGGGCCGGCACGCTGACCGAACAGTTCCATCATGTCGGCAGTGTTCGCCCCCGACGTCTCCAACTGTTCGATCACTTCGACGAGCGGTTTCACGGTCCCGTTGGCTCCGGCCAGGTCGAGCCCAAGCCGGTTCATGACCTCCTGGATCTGCTTGGTCGGCGACAACATCCGGGTCAGCGCGCCACGCAACGACGTACCGGCCATGGACGCCTGGATGCCTGCGTTGCCCATCAGCCCGATCGCAGCGGCGGCCTCCTCGAACTCGACCCCGGCACCCTTGGCCACCGGGCCCGCATACTTGAATGCTTCACCGAGCATCATGAGGTTGGTGTTCGTGCGCTGGAAGGTCCGGACCAGGACGTCGTTGGCCTGGCCGAGCTCGTCGACCTCCATCCCGTAACCGGACAGGATGTTGGACGTGATGTCCGCTGCAGTCGCAAGGTCCATCTGCGCTGCAGCTGCCAACTGGAGGGTGGCGGGCATCGCAGCGATCACCTGGTTGGTGTCGAACCCTGCCGACGCCAGGAAGTACATCGCGTCGCCGGCCTGACCGGCCGTATATGCGGTGGTCGCACCGAGGTCCTTGGCGACGTCCGATAGGCGGGCCATGTCCCCAGCGGTCGCGTTGGTCACGGCCTGGACCATGTTCATGGACTTCTGGAACTCCATCCCGGTCCGGCCCACAGACACGAGAGCCCCGGTGGCTGCAGCGCCCATGGCGGCGGCGGCGACACCCATCGTCTGGAACGACTGACGGTTCCGGTCCGCCACGTCCAACGTCTTGCTGCCGAACTCGCGGGTCGACTGTGCGGCCTTCCGCATCTCGGACGTGTACTGGCCGACTATGGCTTCGACCCGGATACGTAGGGTGTTGTCAGCCATCAGGTGGCCTCCTACGCTTCACGGGACGGAAGGTGCGGGGATGCGGGAGCGGACACGTATGGCGGCGGGCGGGGTCGGGCTGCTGCTTCTGCTGGCATCCCTATGGGCATTCCGTACCGGCGAGAAGGCAGGCAGCGGGTTCGACGCCGACGAAACGCTGCAACTCGTGTGGAACGTCGTCGCGGGTGCGTCAATCGTCGTCGGTATCGGTCTACTGGTCGTGTGGTGGGTCCTCGACGATGACCGCTGACTCGTCCAACTCGACACCCCACAGCACCCCGCCAGGGATGTGCGGTCTCTTGTGGAACTCGGTCGACGCCTGATCTATCGCCCGGCACGCGTGGCACCGTTTCGACCGTGCCCGGTAGGCGAACTGCCTCGTACGGTCGGTGGTTTCGTCGCGGGGTAGACCGCAGCCGTCACAGGTCAACTGCTGTTCGTACTGCCACGCCAACGCAGCATCCAGATCCGACCTGAGCCAGACCGGCTGCCCGTCGGCGACTACGCGTCCTCGGAAGACGGAGAGGGGGATTCCATGTCCTGCGGCATAGTCGAGTTCAGCTCGGAATCGAGCCTGTTGACGATACCGGCCACGGATTTTGGGATGGACGACCCGCCCACGTTCACCGTCCACACCGCCCCGACCAGACGCTCGAACTCCTGCCGAGGCAGATGCTCACGCAACCAGCCGGCCTGATCTTCCGTCAGCCCAGGCTCAACACACGACGCCGCAAGCGCCACCGGCTGGAACGTGTCCGGGTTGTGGTCCGCATACTTGTTGTCGGCCTTCTGCTCCGGGGTCGCAGGATGATCCTCGAGCAGTTTCGCCCACTGCGAATACGGCACGGTCGCGAACACGAACGTGTGGTCTGCCTGGTCGGCTTCGACCTGACGTTTCAGATCGACGACCTCGCCAGCCAACGCGAGGTACTCGTCGGTCTGGGTGAGCATCCCCGGCTGATGGATCTGTTCCAGACGGTCGGACGCTTCCCAGAACCTGCGGTACAGGGCACGGTTGAAGCAGACCGCGACCGCCTGCTCGTCGGCGGTCGCGTCGGCCTGCCATGCGGCGAAGTCGCCCATCAGGAGCCGTCCAGTACCGCGTTCAGTTCGGGTGTGTCGGTGATCGCGAGGGACACGCGGGCCTGCTGGAACTCGTCACCAGCCGGGGTCAACGGCACAGGACGATGACTCTGCACCGGGTAGATTTCGAGGACGGACCCGGCTACGGGGACACCGAACCGGGACACGCCGAGGAAGAAGTTCTCTCCCCGGTCGAACGCGTCCCAGAAGTCGTCGGACGTGTCGTTGCGGACCCCCGTCAGTTCGATCGTGGCGGACTCGGTACCGACCGCAGCGATCGTGAACGACTCGTCGAGCATCGGCAGGGTCGCGTTGTTCTGCGTCCAGTCGATCGACACGCCTGCCGTGGGCAGGAACGGGGTCAGGTTCGTGCCTGCGGTGATGACTTCCGCGGTCGTGGGGAACTGCTTGTCGGACACCGCCGGGATCTTGTAGACCTTGACGTTGCCCTCTGAGGTCAGGCGTGGCATAACTCATTCCTCCTGGTTGTCGGGAGATTCCTCGGGGGCTTGTCCCCCGACGTCTTGCACATCGGAAAATCCCCCGGACGACGGGGGCTCCTGCTCGATCTGTTGGGCGGCGGAGATCGTCACCTCGTCCTCAGCTGCCACCTCGACCCACCCGGATCGGGCATGGGTCGCGGCTACACGGTCGTTCGGCACGTCATGGAACACGTCCAGATCGGGGTGATACAGGCGAGGCATGAGGGTCCTTTCACGACGAACCCCGCCGACATGGGCGGGTTTCCGGGGGCGGTCAAGTCAGGATGCGAGTGGGTCCGGGTCGCTGTAGATCCGGTAGAAATCGCCGGACTCGAAGATCCCGACTTCGGTCTTGTCGGACCTCGTGGTCGTCGATCCGTTGTCCTGCATGATCTGGATCACGGTCCGGCCGGGCACCTGCAGCGCCCAACCTGTACCTGCCCGTTCCAGCATGGCGTCGGCGACCTGGTCCAGCAGCGTCTCGGCCTGCTCACGGGTCGCGCCGAAGCAGCGGATGAACACGGACATGCGCGCCTCGGCGATGACGCCGTCGAGCGACCAGATGCGCCGGTCGTTGGATCCGATACGCCAGCAGATCCCGTACGGCACGAATGCGGACTGTCCGGGGGCACCTTGCCATCCGGTGCCTGTGGGCTGTCCTCCGTCGCCGATGTTCAGTCCGGCGAGATGGTCGCCCACGGCCTGCATGTGATCGGCGACCGACACGGTGTTCACAGGTCGGTCGCGATCTTGGCAACCTCGTCCATCAACGCGCCGACCTGTCGTTCCACCGCCGGCCGTATCTGCGGATCCGGTGGACGATGACCCGACCCGTGCTCCCGGTAGAACAGTCCCGGACCGTCGCCGAGCACGAACCCGACCTGCCGGTCCCCGCCACGCGAACCGATCGACGCGGACATGCGGGCACGGATCGTTGCGGTGGACCCGCCCATACCCGTCGGAGAACGGCCAGCATCAATGGAACGGGCCTCCTCTGCAGCCGCGTCGAGACGTTTCGCCATCACTCCACGCAACTGCCGGCCCGTACGTACAGGCTGGGCCTGTAGCGCGGCTGCTAGCGCCTCGGGCGAGTCGAACATGGTCATGACACCGACTCCTCGCAGATCACGATCCGGGACGTGAGGTCTTCGTCGATGGTGGCTTCACGTACGGTCAACCAGCGGCCGACCATCCGGGGGTCCCGGGACCGTGTGATGGTCAGCACGTCGCCGCGGCGGACGTCGAGGTCGTAGGGCAGCAGGACCCGGTAGAAGTTCAACACCATCGCCGTGCCGCCCGACTGGACCTCCCCGGTCGTCCCAGACGGCATCGGGGAGACAGAACACGGGATGTCTGCGGTAGGCGTCAGGTCCGGGTAGGTCCCTCGGGTCAGCGTGCACCGGGGATACCGGGTGCGGTCACGGTCGGCCTTGCGGAGCATCCGGAGCATGATGTCGCGGCTCACAGTCCGGTCGATCCTGCACGCATCCCGAACGCACCCGCGAGAATCTCGCGGGCCTCGCTGCGGTTCCCGGCCGATTCGGACGAGTCCGCGAAACTGACGGACTGGTCGGACCCTTGACGGCGTTGTAGGACCCGCTCCGGGTTCGGGAACCGGGCTGTCGCCAAAGCCAGGACGGCCTGGTCGACCGCATCCAGTTTGTCGGTGTCGTCGACGGCGATGGCACGGTCGACCCGGTGTCCGCCGACCATGTTCCGCACAGTCGTGAGACAGCCGGCAAGGATCGCATCGGCCCGGTCGTCGTCGTCGTCGGTCCACTCGTCTACGGAGTAGCCGAGTTCGACCCGAAGATGGTCGGCGGTGACACTCATTGCAGGTGCCCGTCGGCGTCGAGACGTCGGATGATGTCGTCGCGGGACATCCCGTCGAACCCGTCACGGCCGGTGACGTCACGGGCGTAATCGGCCCATGCCTGCTTGCCGGAGCCGCGTCCGGACCGTGGCGGCGGGTCGGCAACTTCGCGGCGGGACAGGATCCGTTCCCCGGTCTGCAACTCGACCTGGGTGGTGCTCGGAACAGAATCGCCGGTGGCCATGGGGGCGGGGTCGACCTGTTCCCAGTACGGGTTCGCCGCGAGGCGCCGTTCGGCGACGGTCCCGGACGTGGACTTCAACACCTTCCCGGTGGTGACATGCCGGTAGGTGACCGACGGTCCGGACGGAGCCTTGGGGGTCATGGCGGGGGCCTTCCGTATCGGTTCGGTGTGCCAGTCGACGTCGAGCGCGGACATGTCTGATCCGGCGAACCAGTGGGCCTTCCGGTTGGCTCCGGACCGTCCCGGGACCAGCGACGGGTTCTCGTCACCGTGACGGTGGTCGACCAGAGACGGGGCCGTGTACCAGCACGGGGTTCTGACGGACCGGTAGTACCTGGCGATCTTCATGTCGTAGTTCGCGACGTTGACCTTGCGGTCCCCGTAAGCCACGACCGCTTCGATATCGCAGGTGGGAAGCAGTATCCCAACTCCCCACCACGGACCTTCCATCTCAAGCCATGCCGACCCGGCCTGGCGGGCGTTCTCCACGGCCATGCGGACCTGATGGTGCCGGGGACGGACCGCACCGGAATACAGGCATACGGGCCGGTCTTCGGATACCTGTATGGCTTTGGTCAGCCCAGCAACAAGTTCGCGGCACACGATCGCGTCGTCCTGCACGACGAGGTGGTGGGTCGCCTGCGGGTTGTAGGCGAGCAGTGACCGGCGTCCGGTGTCCCACCGGTCCTGTTTCTGGTCCCACACGACCTGGACGTCCGCGTCGATCGCGGCGACTAGACCGGGGATCCACGGTTCCCGTTTCGGGTGGGCCATGACCGCAACCGAGATCACGGGTCCCACCTGTTCTGATGCCACCGGAAGGCGCGGGCGTGCCGGTACCCGAGGGGTTCGAGGAGCCGTCCGACCGCGGCCAGGTAGTCGTCGTTCCATGCTTCGGCGTAGATGACCGGCCGGCTGTCCGCGATGGTTTCAAGCCCACCAGCGACCACGTCGGTCTCCATCCCTTCGACGTCGATCTTCAGGATCGACACGCCGGTGAACGCGAACGCGTCGAGGGTGCGGATGGTGATGTCGCCGGTGCCGACGTCGAGGCGGTTCCCGGCAAGCCGGGTTGCCGACCCTGGAGTGTCACCCAGGGCGTGACGGTGGATGCCGACCTGGTCCTGCAGGTTGTTGAGTGCGACGTTGGCAGCGAGCTTGGCGTGCCGGATCGGTTCGAACGCCTCCACACGCAGGCCGCACACGGCGGCGAGCCACAGCGTGTGATTGCCGATGTTCGCCCCGACGTCCACGGCGACCCCGGCGGCGTCCAGCGACACCATGTCGGCCACCACGTCGACCTCGTACGGTGTGCCGGTGCGCAGGATCTTGGCGACCCGGCCACCCCCACCCGGGTCATAGATGCGGTAGCGGGCATCCGGCGGGCCAAGCTCGATCGTGTCGGCGGTCATCATCGGCGTCTCCGCTTGTTGTGGCGGACAACCAGCTCGGCGTGCGCAGCGTCGATGTCGCCCTGCGCACCGATCCGACGCCACATCGCGTCGAACCCCGGACGAAGATCCGGCAGGGCCACGTCGACGACGTTGGTCTTGTCGCGCAGAAACAGGGCGATGTTGTCCTCGACGGTCTGTGCGGTCAGGGCCGCGAGCTGCGGCCAGTCCCGCCGGGGGGAACGCTGCAGGATCCCGGAGTCCATGGCCCGGAGCAGGCTCGCCCCGTCGTCGCGCCACCTGGCTGCCATCGACGTGATGACCTGGGACCGCGGACGGGTCAAGTGCACGTACAGCGGCCCGTCGCCGTACAGCCGGTCGAGTGTCCCGAGGAACCATGCGAGCCGGTTGGCGACCTCGATGTGGCGGTCGGGGAACCAGCACCGTGCCTTGACCAGATGGCAGCGCGACTCGTGCGCCGACGTGAAGTTGCTGATGTGGCTGCAGGCAGCCGCGAACGTCGTCGAGCCGGTCTTGCCGGTCGTGAGGACGAAAACCCTCACCGGCCGAGTCGACGTTTCAGTTCGGTCGTGGAGATCCCTGGCGTATACGGGATGAACGTCAACGCGATCCCGTACCGGTCGATGAGGTCCTGGTCGACGTCGTAGCGTCCGAGGACGTCGCGGCGGGCCCAGTCCGATCCGACCGCGAGGACGTCCGGGACCAGTTCCTCGATGAGTGCCCGTCCGGGTTCTTTCGATTCGCGGACCTGGTAGCCGAGCGCACCGATCAGTCGGGCACGTTCGTCGAAGTCGAACACTGGCGGGCAGCCACGCAACTGTTGCACCATGTCGTCGGAGCGGACTGCGACGATGACTTCGTCAGCGAACCGTTCGCAGCGGCGCAGGAACGCGGCATGTCCTGCGTGAGGCGTGTCGAAGGTCCCGAACGTCAACGCGACAGTCACAGCCGCACGATGTTTCTCGGAGAACGGTCCCACTGCCAGTCCCGTTTCGGGGTCAACCAGTCGTCCCCGTACATGTGGGCCAGATAGTTCTCCGGAGGCGACGGCATCCGGGTGCGCCGCAGGTAGTACACCGTCTCGGGCATGTCGTCGAACAGGACCGCGGGATAGTCCATCCGGATGTTCTCTTGCTTCCCGTGGAGTTTGTAGACGGTGTCGCCGTCGCGGTAGTGGGTGTGCAGGTCGATTTTGGTGTTGCCGTGCACGGGCCACATCTGCGAGTCACGGTCACGGCGGAACGTCCAACCGGCGGCAGAGAACGCGGCACGGACCTTGTCGACGTCTTCGGGCCAGATACCCAGATCCACGTCACGGTCCCACGGGATCCAGGCGCCGTCACGGATGTGTCCGAGCAGGACCCCTGACGTGAGGAACCAGCCGACCCCAGCGGCGTCGAGGACATCGGCCGCCGCCCGGTAGGCGGCCACCTGTGCTTTCGCGGTGCCGTGCCGGGCACTGTTGTCGTACTTGTGCCAGCAGTACGCGGCGGACAGGTCCGGGGCCTGGCCTCGGTCACGGTCTGCGAACGACTGGGCGGCGAACCATCGCCACGGCAGCATCTGCACGTTCGTGTCGGAGGTCTGCAGGTTTCGGTCCACGAACCGTGACCCGACCCGATGGTTGATACGACTTCCGGCATGGGCGATCGCTGAGGCGGCCATCACGTCGAGCAGATCCCGCAGGAACGGATGGTCGGGGACCGTGGCGAACACGGCCTGGGTCGCATGCCCCGGCGCGTTGGGGGACTCCGCGAACCAGCAAGGACGGCCCAGCAGCGGATCCAGTGGCCTCAAACATTCGGTGTCCGTGTCCACGTACACGCCACCGAACCGGTACAGGATTTCGAGACGAGCGATGTCGGCACGCCACCGCAACCAGTCGTCGGGCGCCTCGGCTTCTGCGGCGTCGTACAGGTCGCGGTTGACCATGTCCAGCTGGTCGAGCTCGGCCGGAGTCCACAGCCGATGTTCCCAACCGGGATGATGTGCCTGCCACGTTTCGGCGTTGGACCGGTACCTGTACGGGATCGGGTCCGGACCCGCCCACACCCGATGGACGACCTTGGGAATGACAGAGTCCCCGGAACCGTCTGACGGTTCCGGGGACTTCATGTCAGCTACCCGAGGAGATGCGGACGTTGCGGAGGACCGCAGCGGCCTTGGTCGCCTTCAGGACGGCCGCGACCGGACCCATCTCCAGTTCGCCCTTCTTCACCGCACCGGCGGTGGAGAAGTCCGGTGCCCACTGGCGCACCAGTTCCTGGCCGGACACGGTCACGCCGTGGAACCCGTCCAGGCCGAGCCGGATGGCGTACAGGTCGCTGACGCCGTCCACGACCGGGATGATCGCGTCGTTGGAACCGGCCTTCGCGCCTGCGTCGACGAGGATGGAGTTGCCGTAGTAGCCGCGGACCACCGGGGCACCGGCACCGTCCGTGAGTCCTTCCACGGGACGGTCGATGTACTGGTTGGACCGGCGGGCGATCGCACGAAGCTTCGCGATCACGAGCTGGTTGCCGACGATGAGGGACGGCGGACCGTCCAGGTACGACAGGAACGTGTCGAGCGCGTCCAGGGCCGCGTGGAACCCGGACGTGTCGATCGCGGACCAGTCGACCTCGTCGGCCGCACCGATTTCGGTGTCGGAACCGGTCAGTGCCTTGTCGAGCCCGTCGAACCCGTCCTCGTTGTCCGAGCCGGAGTCGTCGGTGTCGCCGTTGAACAGCGCGTCGGTGAACCGTGCCACCGACGACTTGATCAACTGGCGGGCCTGGAACGCGACCTCGGCGCCTCGTGCGGTCTGCGCGAGGACACGGTCGATCTCGTAGGCGCCACCGAGCGGAGCCAGGTCAACGGTGTACCGCTGCTTCTCGGCCTGCGCGGGGGTGTACTCGGAGTTGATCGCACGGAACGCAGCCGACCGTTCGGTGACGAGACGGTGGTAGCCGTACGTGAGCGTGGAACCGCCACCCATCGGGTTGACGGCCTGATCGAACGGCATCGCGTCGAGGATCGCGGACTGCTTCCGGAACTCGTCGATGATCGCAGGGATCAGATGGTCCTGCGTGTTGAGCTTGGCCTGTGCCAGAGTGACCGGCATGGTTGCCTCCTACTGGGTGTAGTGGGCAGCGAACGCGTCCTCGAGGGATGCGGGCTGCTGGGTGGGGGTGGGCCGGGGGCCCTGTGCAGGACCTCCGCGATGCCCCCCGCCAGGGGAGGCTGCAAGCAGCGGATTGGATTCCACTGCCGTCTTGATCGCTGACTCCAGGTCAGCCGAGTATGTGTCGGACGTCGGGTCGAGGCTGGCGGCCTTCTCCAGGAAGGTCCGCGAGTCCAGCAGCGCGTCCGGGTTCACACCGTCAGGTGCGATCTTGGGGTCTTTGAACCGTCCGGCGGCACGGAACGCGTCGAGTTCGACGGTCTTCGCGCTGATCTTCGCGTCGCGTTCTGCGATGGCCTGCTGGAGAACATCCGGGTCCGGAGACTCCTCCGGGTCGTCGGTGACGAGCCCGAGCGCCTTGCCTATGTCGCGGGCAAGTTCAGTCCGTGCCTGCTCGGCCTCAGCTCGGGCCGCCGCGGCCTCCTGTTGGGCGGCCTGCCGTTTCGAACGCTCCTCTTTGAAATCTTCACGGATGGCCGCAACCACCCGCTTGGTCTTGTCGTCCAGCCAGTCCGGGTCCGGGTCGCTTGGCGGGTCGCTCGGGTCCGGGTCGGCAGACGGATCTGCGGCGGGATCAGCCGAAGGCTCAGCGGCGGGATCTGCGGGCGGATCATCTGAACCTCCCGCAGGGATCGGCCACGTCCTGCCGGTGGACGGATCGGTCACATACTGCACGCGCGCCAGGCGCGAAACGTTCTTCATCACAGACCCTCCAGGGGCGTTGATTGGTGCACCCGCCAGGGGTGCCGGGAACTAGACGTCGTCGGTGCTACGCTGGCGGATGTAGCTACCGGCGATCTCGATCAGAAGCGTTTCCAGATCGAGGCTGCTGACAACCGAATACAAGGCGCGACCTGACTTGACGTTCGACCTCGCCACTCGGACCACAGCAAGGCAGGCCAGTAGCGCAGGCGCTTCGGCTGCCTGATTCTCAGCTATCCGATGCGAATACCACCCGACGAAACGCGATAACTGTCGGGTGGTATTCGCGTGTTATGCCGATGCGTTCAGCACCGGAGCCTTGTGGGACGCGTCATACAGGTACGGGCCGATTTCGGCGTGCTGCATCACGGCAGGTCGGGGAAGTTCCCCGGCTTTGATCCGGACCTTCCCGAGGTCGTTGCGGGACAACGTGGACCCGTCCATCTCGTGGACGCGGGCATACACCTCGTCGAGGTTGTTCTGATGAATCACCTGGCCGGAAGCCGCGTGATGGCGGTCGCGTCCGTGTCCGGACGTCAGGATCGGTTTGACTTCGCAGGTGCAGTGGTCGTGGATGGGCATCAGGTCGCCCTTCCAATACCGCTGGGTCGACGCCGTGACGCACAGGCCACAGTTCTCGCCGGACTTGCCGCCCGATCCGAGCACGCGGGCGTACGCCTGCACCTTCGGTTCGGCGACCATCCAGTCGCGGGACGCGCCGACGTTGGCTACCTGCAGGTCGGTGGCGATCATCGTCGACGCCATGTGTCCGCCGAACGCGAACGCCTGCGGGAACTCCATCCCTTCCGACAGTTTCACTCGCATCTGGGTGTACGGCCGGCGCCATTGCACGTCCGGGTCGACCTGACGTCCGTACGCGGACGGGTCGAGTCCTTTCGGGGCCGTCGGGGCGCCCTGAACGGTCAGATAGGCGGCCAGGTAGGCGTCGACCTCGCCGACGATCGCGGCCCGTGCAGATGCAGCCACAGCGACCGCCTCAGCAACAAACAGGTCCTCCACGCCATCGGCGAGAACCCACGCCTGACGGATCAGCCGTTCCGCCTCGGCCGAGATTCGACGACGGGACTGGCCGTGAGCAAGTTCGAGCCGGGTGACCATCAGGCCACGTCGCCTTCCGGCACGATCTCATCGACCGCCCGCAGGAGGGTTTCCATGGACCGTTGGCCGCGGTACCGGGAAATCTGCTGCGGGGTGTACCCGAGCTTTTCCATGGCGCCCTCCCAAGGCAGCAACCCGCCGGAGAACTCCTTCATGACCCCGTCGACAAGCTGCCCGTACGTCTGATATTCCGGGTCGGCCCACACCAACTCCGAATCTGGGGGTGCTTCACCACGGCCTTGGAGCAGCCGAGCAATCCGTACGATCTCCTCGGTCGGGTCACCCAGGTCGAGGTGCTTGCGGCGCACCGAGGCGACCAGTCCGGTTTCTGCCGACTTGATCGCATCTCCCGATGGGGACTGGCCTTCCTGGAACAGGTAGTGCCGCGGAACCCGTTTGATCGTGGACAGGTCCTGCAGGTCACGTTCGTGGGACTTCAGATACTGGGTGATGTCAGTGGCGGTGAACTCGCCGAACTTCACGTCTTTACTGTCGACGATCATCATCCGGTCGAGCCACACGTCGAACGGTTCGACCGGAACCATGATCGGCTGCCCGTCACCGTCGACCATGGCGTTGCCGGACGAGTCGAGCTTCGGGGTTTCGTCGACGACCAGCCCGG